CAGTGGGTCCAACACCACCTCCACCACCACCACCACATCCTCCTGGATCTACTGTTGGTAAAGAATCTGGATCATCATATGCATTAGGATATTTAGTCATATTTAGTACCTACACGTTATACTTTAGTATACTAAATTTTTAGTATATAATAATATTAGAGGTATAAAACTTATGACTAAATATCCCGCTCAATTAGACAACTCTTCAAGTCTACCTATTATTTTAGATGATTCTCTTATTAATGGAAGCATTTATAATACATTGAGAGGGGCTGTTATTGCAATAGAACAAGAATTAGGGGTTAAACCAAGTGGAGTTTATTCTACTTTAAGAAATAGAATTGAAGTTTTAGAAGCAAGTATAGGGCAATCTTCAGGAGTTCAATTAAATAAGGATTTAGGTGGTACTCTTGAACTTCCGACAGTAATAGGATTACAAGGAAGACCCATAAGCGAAACAGATCCTTCAATAAATGATATTTTAACTTGGAATGGAGTTGCTTGGATACCTCAAGCTGGAACTGGAGGTCCTACAGGACCAACAGGACCTGCTGGCGCAGATGGAGCAATAGGACCTACAGGTCCCACAGGTCCTGCTGGAGCAAATGGAATTACAGGACCTACTGGACCTACAGGACCTATAGGTCCTACAGGACCCGCTGGTGTAAATGGAGATCCAGGACCAATTGGTGCTACAGGACCCGCCGGACCAATTGGTCCCATTGGTCCCGTTGGTCCAGGAGGACCAGGTGTTGATGAAAGATCTCCAAGAACTAGTGTTAGAGTTAAAGCAACAACTAATTTAAATATAGCTGGTTTGGTTAGTAGAACGCAAGATGGTGTTACTTGTACTGAAAATCAAACTATTTTATTAGGATCACAAACAAATCAAAGTGAAAATGGTATTTATATATTTGGAACAGCTTCTGCTGGCAATGCTCCTCTTATAAGAATTGATAGTCCATTTTCTAGTTGTTATGCTACTGGTTCTGGTTTTAGAATTATGGTAAGAGAAGGTACCGTTAATGCAAATACTCAATGGACAATAAATAGTAGTAAACTCGTATCTAGTGCAACTCCAGTTGGATTATCAGCTACTGACGTAGATATTGAAGATTTTTATATTACAACTGATGGAAATGATTATTCGCCTGCCTGGCATAGAATGCAAGGAGCAATGCGTTGTAATAATGCTATAGGTACATGTTTTATAAGAAGAAAATCTTCTTATAGATTTGCGACACCATTATTATTAACACAAGCTATTGCCATAAAGAGTAATGGTGGTACATTAAAGAACGGACCTCAATTAAATTTTGCTAAATCTGGTATTTGGGTAATTGGTGGAAATAGAGAAAGTGATGGCGGATTAACTAATGCTGGCGGCACTGTAATGGATGAATTGCTTTTGCTTGGTCCAGGCTATAATACAGCAAATTTTTGGTGTGGTATTAATGCCACTTGTCAAATTTTTGCAAACAATGTATCAGTGCAAAGTTTTCCTGGACGAGGGGTTAATTTATATGGATCAACAAGTCATGATTATGACAGTATAAATACAACTACATCAGCTAATTTTACTGTTCCAAGTGCTGGAACTACAGTATCCATTTCTTTTACAAATGGTGCTTCCATAAATACTGGAACAACTTTAAAAATTGCTGGTGCTGGATATTATTATGTTGAAGCCGTTTTAGGTGGCGGAACATTTACGTGTCAAAATATTGGATTTGCTAGCGATACAGCATATGCAGTTGCTAATGCTGTAGCTGGAACCGTAATATCATCAGGGGCAGTTACACGTGGCGTATTCGGAAATGTTGATATCTCAAGTATAACTGGTGGAGCTATGTTACAAAATGGATTATCTGGATTATACATATCTGGTGATAATTCTAATGCCAGCTATTTTCTTGGTGTAAATATTACAGATAATGGGAAAAGACAGATAAAAGATGATAATCATGGTGCAGTTGATGCATCATTTTTAGGTAACACCTGGATTATGATGCAAGCAGCCTCAAATACTGATCATGTTCCTTTAGGAATTCAAACTGCAGCTAATTTTAATTTGCCAGCAGAATCATATGGTACTACTGATTATGATAACACAAACTCACTTGGGGCGGCGGGATTACCAACTGTTACCTTAACTTTAACTAGTGTTGCTGGAATATCAGTTGGTGATAGAATAGCTATTGCTGCTGCAGGAACCATAGCAGTAGTTGCTACCCCGAGCACAAACGTACATCTTGCATCTAATCAAATTAAAGCTAATTTTTTGAGACATACATTGGCAGATGGTTATTTAATCACTAGCGGTAAAGATTTATTATGGCCAGCATATGCTTACTTATGTGAAGGATCTGGAGCTGACTCTGCTTATGTGGGATGTTATTCAGAATCTTCCGATGTTAGTAAAATTGATTTACCTTCTCAAGTTTTAAGCGGAAGAGTCGGAAATATAGGAACTGCTGGTCGAATAACTTCTACTACTGCAGCTACTGAACCTAATACTATGTTTTGGAGAACTAGGGGCAAACAACAACCATATTTTGGAACTGGTTTATTAGGATCTAATCAAGTCTTTTCATTTGGTTGTGATGCTGGAAGTGATGGAGGTAATGGATATACATTTGAGTGGGATGAAACAAATAAGTTTTATAACTTTTTATATGCTGGCAAAATAGCATCTTATTTTACAGGCAATAGTTTTGCTCCTAGTGGAAAAGCTTATGGAGCTGGTTTTACTAGTTTTCCTAGAGGTCACCTATTCGGATCACATCGCTTTCATTCTTCAACTGTTGCTAACGTACCAACAGTAAGTTCAGCATCTGATAATTGGGAAGTTGGAGATGTTATTATTAATAGAGATGCTACAGGACCATGGATGTATCGTTGTACATCTAAAGTTTCTAATAATTTAACATTTGCTTCTGATAGAATATCTTTAAAAAATCAAACTTGTAATTTAGGATCTTCTGTTGCAGCATCTACAGCTGGAACCACAGTTACTAAAACTTTAACTGGAGCGGAAGTTGGAGATAATGTTATTTGGAATTTAAGAGGAGCCCCTATAGCTGGAGTAACTTTTTATGTTCGTATTTCAACTACAGATACTGTAGAAATTATTGCATGGAATGGAACAAGCTCACCTCAGGACTTATCAGCCACCATTTTTGATTTTACTGTTATAAAAACATAATACATTAAATTTGTAATAATATCATTGCAAGTCATGTTAAATCTATTAAAACTAATTTTATTGATTTAAGTTTGATTTTAATTGATATAATATTCGATGCTAACTAAATATTAGGAAAAGCATGAATAATTTTGATGTTGGAATCATAGGTGCCGGAGTAGCAGGAGCATTTGCGGCTTTAAAAATTTCTAAAGATTATAAAGATGTAAAAACTATTTTATTTGATTTAGGTCGCCCCCCAATGAAACGTCGACGCCAGCTTGAAGGTTGGTTAGGTTGTCTTCCAAATAGTGATGGAAAATTTTATCAAACAGATGTAGATAAAGTTGCCACCTTAGTTGGAAATAAAAAAATTAAATCTGCCAAAACCTTTGTTAACAAAGCACTATTGGATGTAAATGACTTTAACCTTTATAAAGATAAAGGTCCAACACAATCAGCTATTAAAAAAATTAATAAAAATGGCTTTAATGTTATTTTAAATGATTATATTCAATTATATCCAAAAGATATTCATTTGTTATCTAAATTAATGGCTGAATTTATTGAAAGTAATTCTAATATATCATTTAGTTTTGATAATGAAGTTAGAAGAATACATAAACAAAAAAATATGTTCGTTATTACTACAGATGAGCAAGAATATCGCTGTAAAAAGATTATTTTTGCTGTAGGTAGAAGTGGATGGCGCTGGGCGCATGATGTTTATTCTAATTTTGGAATTATTGATGATAACAATACCGCTCGATTTGGAGTAAGAGTAGAGGTCAATGCGGCTAATTTAAAAGATTTTAATAAATCTAATTGTACTATATTAAAAGATGATGATTTAGAAATTGGACCATTATCTTGGAATGGTACAATTATTCCGGAAGATCATGTAGACTTAGCAATATCTGCATTTAGATCAAATGAAAATAGATGGAAAAGTGATAAAGTAAGTTTTCAATTAATTAAAAATATTAATTTTCCCAATGAAGGATTTCAGCAAACAGATCGAATTGGAAAATTAACATTTGTTTTATCAAATGATAGAATTATTAAAGAAAAAGTTTCTACTATTTTATCAGATAAAAGTAAAATATCTATTATTCCTGAATATGATTGGTTAAAAGATAGTTTTAATCAATTAGAAACAATTATGCCAGATATTTCAAACAAATCATACTTTCATGTTCCTACTATTGTGCCAATGGCGCCTAAAATATTATTAGGTCAAAATTTAGAAAGTGAAATAGAAGGAATGTTTGTTGCAGGTGAGAGTGCAGGAATAACAGGAATATTATCTGCCGCTTTAATGGGAGTTATAGCAGGAGAATCTGCTTGTAAATAATGAGGATAACATGTCAGACAAAGGTAGTGATTCTAATCAAACAATATCTGAGGAATTTAAGGATCAATCATCTAAACATACGTTAAATAAATTTGAATATGATTTATATCATGAAGAAGATGATGTTGCTTTCAAAGTAATTAGAGTTAAACATATAGGTCTTCCTAATAAAGGTGATAAATGGAAGATTATGGAAGATAATAAAAGTATTTTTATAATTGAAGGAAACAAATTAACAAAAAAAGAAAAAGATTTTTTAAAAACAGTTGATGGCATGAACTTTCTTATTTCACAATATAAGACTGGATTAAAATCTCTCAATTATTTAAAAAATGAAATGAAGAAAATTTTAAAATAATAAAGCTTGACATAAATATTTTCATGTTTAAACTAAAGCAGCTAAAATTTAGGAGGCATGATGAATAATTACGTTATTTACGTAGCAGATACTGAAACTACTGGTCTTGATGATAGAGTTTATGATATTATTGAGTTATCTCTTTATCGATTATCTGATGAAACTCAAAAAACTTGGTTTCTTAAGCCAACAAATGTAGATCATATTGATGATGGCGCATTAAGAATTAATGGTCATAAAAAAGAAGATCTATTACATCAAACTAAATATGGGAGAGATACTTATTTAGATTCTAGTAAAGTTATTGTGGATATTGAAAATTGGATGATGGAAGATGGCGTTCCACACACTAATAGAATTTTAGTTGGTCATAATGTTTCATTTGATCGTTCTTTTATGGAACAATTATGGATTAAATGTCAATCAAAAGATTCTTTTCCATTTGGTAGAAGATTTTTAGACACTATGACCGTTGAACTATTTTTAGACTTTTGCAAAGGAGAAATGGCAGAAGGTTATAGCTTAAATAATTTAACTAAAAAATATGGTGTAAAAAATGAAAAAGCACATAGTGCAGCAGCAGATACTAAAGCAACTAGAGAAACTTTTGGTAAACAAGTAGATTATTTTAAAAAGATTTTAAATGTACATAATAAAAATTTAAGTTTAGATGTATAAAATATTATATGCTGCTAATAATACGCTTAATTCTATAATTCAATTAAATAGATTTTTAAAGGCTATTGAAAATAAACCATTTACTATAAAAATAGCAGCATATAAAAACTCTATTAAATCATCTAATGTGGATTGGACATTAAATTGTTTGCATAATTACTTTGATAAAGATAAATTAAGTTTAGATAATGAATATTTTATAAATTATTACAATAGCATTAAATCATTTAATCCAGATTTAATTATTAGTGATTTAGAATATTTTACATCTTTTGCTGCCACCGATTTAGGAATACCACTTTGGCAGTGTAGCTCATCTTTATTGAACTATGCTTTGCCATGGAGAGAAAAATATAGTTTAAATGTATTTTCTAATTATTCATATTTATTATATAGAAGATCTAATCAAAAATATGTAAACATAATAAATAATTCAGATCTAAATTTAGTTTATTCTCATTTTGGTGATACAAAAGATCCTCCAAAGCTCAAACAAAATTTTGAATGGATTAGACCATATGCTTATATTGGTAACAAATCTGTTCCCTGTAAACATAATATTGTAGGGGCACTTTTATCTAATAATAAAAAAATATTTAAAAATTTAAATAATATTTATGATACTATTGCCTTTACGCCCCATATAAATGAAAAATATTCAAATTTAAAATTAAAAGATATAGATGATAATGAAGAATATCAGTGTAACGTGAAAAATTGTAATTTATTTTTGTGTGAAGGACAAACTAGTTTTTTAGCGGATGCATTTTATAATAATAAATTTGCTTTAGTTGTACCGAATTTGCATGATACTGAATGTATTGTAAATAGTATGTATTCTGAAAAAATCGGATTAAGTAAAAATATCTATAATGATATAAATCTATCTAAAATAGATTATCAAGAAATTAATTATTCTTTAAATGATAAAGTTTATTACCTTCATGAAAGGTTAGATCAAATATGAAATATGTAGCGTTTGATATTGGTGACGTTTTATGTCATTGTTTCGAAGACAAATTTTTAAATGCAGTTTCAGAAAGCGCCAATATATCTATTGATGATGCTTTGAGATTTTTTAAAAGATTTTGGGAGCATCATGACTTAGGATTTACAACTATTGAAGATGAACTCAAAGACAAATTGAATATCAAATCAGAAATAACTATTAAAAAACTTACTGATATTTGGATGGATACCTTAGTTCCTAATAGGGAGATGTTTCAATTTTTAATACAAAAAATGTATACATATAAATCTATTTCTTGTAGTAAAAGAACTGATTTACAAGTAGCTTTATTATCTAATATTGGTAAGGAACATGCCGCTACTCTAAAAGAAAAGTTTGATAATCAAACGTATACTTGTAGTTTTGGGTTATTTGATGATTGTATAAAGCATTTAAGTTTTGAGGTAGGGGCTAGAAAACCATCTTTAATATATTATCAAAGTTTCTTATCTCTACATCCAGAATTTACTGGGTGTGTATATGTAGATGATAGAGAAGAAAACCTTATAACTGCTGAAAAACTAGGATTTCATCCATTTAAATTTAGCTTAAAAAATTATACAAAAGATAATTATGTTAATTTTAATGATGAAAATAAAATGAAGGCAAAATTACTTGAACTCGATAAACTTATTTCAGCTTGATATATAATCGTTTGTACTTCACATAACTAGGAAAATAGATGGAAACCACAAACAAATTTCAAGCTCACGGGAATATAAAAGTAATTAATGGATCTATTTTAAATCCACATAATGCCGGATTAAGATTTGTATTATCTTTCAATAATCTAGCTGGCAAGCCTGAAGGAAACCCACTCTTACCTGTTTTTGATAAAAAATGGAAAAAAGTTAGAGAAGAAAGTCGTGGCTGGTTTACCAATAAAACTGGCGCTTATAAGTTAGGCGCTATTAATACTACAGCTGTACAGTCAGACGTTTGGGTAGTTCATTTGCTTTGTCAAGATGATGCGCTTAAAGTAGATTTAAGGGGATTAAAAAACGCCTTAAAAGCCACAGCTAAATTAGCTAAATATGAAAAAGCTACAATTCATGTTTCTGATATTTTAATTAAAACTGTTCCAGAATTATCTCAATTATTAGAAAGTACTGTTATATCAAATGGTATTTCTGTATCTTTTTATCAAGAGCCAGTGTAATAATCTAGTATTATTGAATGGCAAGACTGAAAGCTGGAGATCGTGTAAGCTGTAAGTTGAAAGAATCTAAAATCACAAGTCCATATGCTGACTTTGATGATATTAAAACATTTGAAATTATAGGTATTGATGAACATCTAAATGGATATTATTTATATATTCCATCTTATATTTTTGTTAAAGACTGTTTAAAAGTTGATAATTATAATTATAAAAAATTTAATGTAGCCGCCAAATATATTGGTGATGACTATGTTTTTATCGAAGAAAAATTAGTACATCAGGTTGTTTTTATTCTCGAAGGTACCTGTTGTTTCCGTTGCAAAGAATTTTTTGATTATGTACAAAACACTGATGAAAAGTGGCTTTGTTATTCTTGCAATAAAGACCCTTATAGATAATAATTTGTCATAATTACATGGCATACTCTAACGATATGGATTTGCAAGGTTTGTTGCATGAAATGGTTGATCTTATTAAAGGAAATAAGAGTCAATCAGTTACATCAATAAATCCAGCTTCTCCAGTTATTGGATTTCAATCACCTATTAAAGGTAACTATTATAATTCTGGTAATTTTTCACCAAATACAGCCACTGATGCTAGACATGCGGGCGGGCACCAAGGCATAGATTTGAGAGCTAGTGGTGGTACACCAATTTATTCTATTGGACCAGGCATCGTTACATCTGTTGGTACCGACCCCAAAGGTGGTAATGTTATAAATATTTCTCATCCCCAGGGCATCAAATCATACTATGCTCACTTAGGAACGGTTAAAGTTCATAAAGGAGATAGAGTTGGGATGGATACTCAAATTGCTACTATTGGAAATTCTGGAAATGCTAAAGGCACTTTTCCTCATTTACATATTCAAGTGTGGAAAGACGGTCAATTAATTGACCCTGGCACATTATTTCATGTTCCAAAGTATTCTAAAGTTGATTCAACTAAAGAAAAAGTATGGTTATCGGATCAAGCAAAAATACAAGCTGCTAATTTTGATATGAAATCTCATAAAGAACAAAAGCTTGCATATCATCAACATGGTGAACTGATGGCTCTAGCTGATATGTTTGAAAATTTAACTAAATAAAAGATAATAATTTTATTTTTCTTTTAAATTCTTCAGTATTTTTACATTCTATCTTCTTGCCTTCATACCAGTATTCATAAATACTATTTTGTCTATTAAGATAGAATTCATCAATGACAGCTGGACCATCTATTCTGTGTCTTTTGCCATTTGAATAAAATTCAACTCTACCACTATTCCAAATAACTGCAGGAGCATCATCTCTATGAATTTTACCTTTATATAAATAAATGTATTTAAAGTCTAAATCTTCTCTTGAAGTATACCACCATTTCTTTATAATACTAAAAAGAGTATAAATTTTCATAGTTACCAAAATGCTTTTAATTTTAAAAGTTTTTCAAACTCTTCTTGAGAAGAACAATTTAATTTATTTCCTTCAATCCACCATTCTTTTTTATAACTATAACTAACGGCAGGACCAACCAAACTATGTTTGTAAGAGTCCTTAATGCCATTCTCATATGTTATGATTTTTGCACAAATAAAATCACCATTTGAATACTCAAACTTTTGAGTATCATCGTCATAATTAATTAGTACAAATCCATTACCATTTGGATTAGTATAATCTCTTACATCAGAAATCTGTTTCATTTATTATATTCTTTTATATATACAATATTTTAATGTAGGAGCATCATAAAGATATTCCCAAGAATCTAACTTAAAAACTGTTGGATCTATCCATGGAAACTTGACTGAATTAGAATTTTTTTCTTCATCTGGAGTAATAGTTAAATGAATCTCTTGTGCATATTTCATGCCTTCTTGATATATCTGAGCTCCACCAATTAACCAAATTTCTGCACTATGATTTAAATTATCTAATGCTGTAAATAAAGATGGATATACTTCTATATTTTCAATAGGTGTCGAACTAACAACTATATTTCTTCTTTTAGGCAGAGGCTTTCCTATACTCTCAAAAGTTTTTCTACCCATAACTACTATAGAATTAATAGTAAGACTTTTAAAAAGTTTCATGTCAGCAGGATAATTGAAGGGAATTTTACCATCCACACCAATTACTCCATTACTAGTTACAGCAGCAATCATTTTAATCATATTAGCTCACATAAATATTAAAAGTTTTCTATATTTTTCTACTTTTTCTTGAAATTCATCCCACCATTCAGGGCATTCACTTCTACATTTTACAGTATAGTTTTTTAAATTTAAAACAAGGTTATTATAAATAATTACTTCAGGATTTATATTATGTCTTGCTTTATTGGCGGATTCACTTAAAAAGAAATATTTAAATAACAGTTCAACAAAGTTTTGAACTGTGCCTTTACATATAATTATTTTATCTTTATAAACATTCACTTCAGCAGATTCATCAGAAGAAAGTATAGTAAGATATTCATTATGTGCTGAATATAATATAACTGACTTCATATTGCCATAACTGCTTTAATGGCTGGATGGCTTATATATCCGTTTATTTTAAAATCTTCAAAAGACAATAATTCAATATCTGCTACTGAATTTAAATCTTTATTAATTTCTAACATAGGAAACGCATAAGGCTCCCTAGATATTTGTTCATTTACTTGTTCTTGATGGTTTAAATAAATATGAGTATCACCGCCACTAAATATTAATTCTTTAGATATTAAGCCTACTGTTTTGGCTATAATATGATTCATTATAGCATAGCTCATAATATTAAATGGTAAACCTAAAAAGGTATCAACTGAACGCATATAAAAATGAGATGATAGTTGTCCATTATCTACATAGTATTGAGCGAGGATATGACATGGCGGAAGTGCCATTTGTTCTAATTGGTTTGGATTCCAAGCAGAGATAATGTGACGCCGTCCGTTTGGATCTTTTTTAAGACCATCTATTAGATTAGCTAATTGATCAGTTCCATCAAAAGACACAGCTGTGTAATGTTTGTTGCCTTCAAAACATACTTTGTGGGCGCCTCCATCAAAATTACGCCATTGATATCCATAACCTTTACCCATATCACCTTCTGGTAAGTGAGTTAGCCCACGCTTATCTAAAAATTCTCTGGTAGTATTACCTTTCCAAATATTAACTCCCTTAGCCTCTAATTGCTTGGTGTCTGTATCGCCCCGTAAGAAAAATAATAGTTCCTCAATAACTCCCTTAGAAAACATTTTCTTGGTAGTTAACATTGGAATTTTATTATTTTTTAAAGAGAAGCGCAATTGAGTTCCAAAGATAGAACGAGTTCCAATGCCCGTTCTATCTTTTCTCTCAGAACCATTCTCAACAATATTTTTTAATAATTTTAAATATTCTTTTTCTTCAAAGCAATCTTGCATTATCTTTCTCTTTCTTTACTCAAAGAATCTGAATAAACAGAAGCAAAGGAAATTAAAGCCGTAGCAAAAGCACAAATAATTAATGTTACAATCCAATCAGCCCCAAATGATCTAGCGGCACCTGCAACTATTACATTAATACCAGCATGATATGCAAAAATTATTAAAAATAATATTAAGTATTTAGTTAACTTACTCTTTATCATTATTTTTACCGAAAAAATACAAAAAATCTTTGTAAACAAAAACACTAGTTCCTAGTGCAATCATAAAACAAACCAAAACCATAATTGGAATTTTAACTACTATTCCCCAGACAAAACCAGCTACTAGGGCAAGAAAAGTGATAAGTGTCAATATAGCTAATACTACTCTAAAATATGTATTCATTTTTATACCTCATAATTTAACATCGTGTGGAAGAGATTCTCTCAAACCAGCATTCGTAATTCTAACAAACTGTGGATCTTCTTTTAATTGTGTCAAGTTGGAAGATCCTTGATAAGAGCATCCGGAACGAACACCCTCTAACAACTTATTTAAAACATCTTTAAATTTACCCTTACAATCAACAAAAGCCGCCACCCCCTCTATATGGTTGGCTTTGTGAGTTGAGCTTCCCACATATTGTTTGTGTGGAGTTCCATTAACCAATATAATTTCTCCTGGAGTTTCTTCACAGCCTGCAAAAAGATTCCCAGACATTACCATATCTGCAAAACATAATGCTTTGGTGAGATCTCCGGAATTTTTAATTCCACCATCAGCAATAAAAGGAAAATCTCTATTTAATCCAGCAGCCCTAGCACGAACAATCATTTGTTTTTTAACTTCAGCCACTTCCATAATAGCTGTTAATTGAGGCACACCATTACCTGTTTCAATTCTTGTAGTACAAAGTGAACCTGGACCCACCCCAATTTTTATTACATCAGCTCCAGCTTCCCATAAATTTCTAGCCCCAGAACCAGTAGCAACATTTCCTGCAATTACAATAGTATCGGAATATTTATTTTTAATCCAAGAAATCATTTCCACACAATGAGAAGAATCTCCATGAGCAATATCAATGCAAATGATCTTAACTCCAACCTCACTAAACATATCAACAATCTCTCTGTCATTACTTTTAACGCCAACCGAAACTCCGATATATTGCGGTCCATAACGATGGATTAAATCTTTTGTTATTCTTATTTGATCTTCTAACGGCATGAATCTATGAAGAATGGCTAATCCTTTAGTTTCAGCAATTTGTGCTGCCATTTCCATTCCAGTGATGGTTTTCATATTAGCTGGAATAATTGGATGTTCGTAAGTATAATTACCAATTTTAACTGATATGTCTACCTGTGAACGACTTTTTAATGTTGAATGTTTAGGGACCATTAAAACATCATCAAATACAAGACCGTCTTTAATCATTAAACTCTCCGAATTGTGACACCAGGAAAGATATATCATCATCTTATTTTTGCAATAGATTCAATATATTATAAAATATCTAACTATAATTTAAAATAATTAATTAACAAAAATTAATTATATGGCTTTCATTGCATTTTTATGAGGTTATTATGATAAAAGGAACCATTATATTATTATCTTTATTTGCTCTGCATGATTGTACTCCAACAATTGGATCAGATCCTGTACCGCCTAAACCAACTCCAATTCCTACAGATACCGGAATGTGTCAATCAGCAGAAGATCATTTAACACAAATGTGTAAATCTGACCCACAAACAAATTCATATTGTTGTGCAGTAGTTGCTCCAACTAAAAAGGGTAAATCTTTTAGTCAATTTTGTCAAGATAAACAAAATGATGGCGTATCATTAAATCCAAAATGTTTATCTGAAGTTAAATCTTGTGGGGAAATAGATTCTTGTACTGGATCAAAGTGAGGATAACATGATGAAATTAAATGGCTGCATATTTGTAAAAGACCACACTAACCCACATCACCCTCTAGCTGTTCAAAGAGATGCTAAAATAGAGACTTTTGTACCCAGTGATACTTTAAAGAAATTAGGGGCAAGTAATACATCAGATTTATATATGATTCCCGAGTATACTCCAATTAGTGATCAAGGACCCCTTAGCTCTTGTGTTGCCAATGCTACCGCAGATGCTTTTGAAATTATCAAAGGTTTAGAAAATCCAAATAAAGTAAAACAATTAAGCAGATTGTTTATCTATTGGAATGCTCGCTTATATAGCAAAGATACAGATAAAGATGAAGGCACATACGTTATGTATGCCATGGATTCTTTATCTCAATATGGTGTTTGCGAAGAAACAACTTGGGGATATGATCCTAACAAAGTATTTGCTCAACCTAATATTGTGTCTTATAAAGAAGCAGATGATAATACATTAAAGATCGATAATTATTATAAAATAAGAACCTTAGATCAATACAGATTAAATGATATTGAAACTGCTTTACGAGCAAATCATCCAGTTATTTTTGGAACTAAAGTAAATCAAGATTTTGCTAACTTTGGTGGCGGCGACGATGCTTTTCCTGAACCTACCAATTATGTAGGTGGGCACGCAATGGTTATCGTAGGAGTTAGAACCAAGAACAATAATAAAGAGTTTTGTATTAGAAATTCTTGGAGCAGTAGCTGGGGAAATAGTGGTCATGCATGGTTAAGTAGCAATTATATTACTTCTAATTATACAGATGACCTTTATGTTCCTACAATAATGCCAGATTTGTTAAAGTGAGATAATTATGGGTCACTTAATACCAGATAGAGATATCAACTGTGTTGGCGGTAAACAATTTATCACTGATAACATTAATGATAATGGACAAAATAGAGAAGATAATATTATAAAAGAGGCATTGAAAGGAAATATACCTTCCTTTTTAAGAAATTTTGTTAGCATATCTATTGTTGAAAATACTGATAATATAACTTATTTGGTTATGCCTGATGTCTTTTCTATTGGTAGTGATGATGATTTTGTTAGAATGCCAATGAACCCATTAACTGCTAAAAAAATATGTGATAAATATAATTGTATTTTGCCAACTAAGAAAATGTGTGATCAGATTTGGAAGGCAGCCACTATTAAAATAGAGCCACAACCAAAAGGTCCACCTTATGATATGAGTATGTTAGCCAGCCAAACTTATTTAGATCATAATAATAAAATTGAAAAACAATTAATTGGCAAACCACGTGGCGAATTAGTATCTGGACATAAAAAAGACGTTATCTTTGATAAAATTTTATTGACAAAAAAAGATAATGTTGTTATTTATGGATGGTTTCATCTTAATGGAACCCCCATTCAAGGACCATTACCTAATAGTTCGAGTCATAATGTACACTACCGCGACTATTCTCATGGAATAAGATTAATTGCTCAAGATGTAATTGTTAATGGTCAGGTTAAAAATATTTATGATGTGCTAAATGATCCTAGTTTATGTCATTTAATCAGTCATGAAGGCTCTTATGATGCGAAAGGGTTTTATCAATAATGTCTAATGAAAATGTTATTATGGGTAATCCTTATTTACCATCGGATAACCAAATTGGTCCTGGACCTAATGGTGCTCCTAAAGGTCCACCAGCAGGATTTAAGCCTTTAACAGCCCCTTCAGCTGAAGTTGCAAGAATAGCCAAATCATTATTAGGAAATGATTTTGGAACGCTTATCCCTTTTAGCATAGAAGGTATTAAGTATATGGCTAGGTTAGAGCCACACTATCATCCACCAGGATTTAAAGGTGGACCAAATGGATGGCATAAGGGAGTTACTGTTTATCAGATCAATGATTCTATAAAAGAACCAAATAATAAAAAAGTTGATCGTCAAAAGCTTTACGATAGAATTGATGCTTTTTTAAATGAATTTGGTGATTTTACGTAAACACTAGTAGTTTGGCGTATTTTTTAATTATCCTTCCCATATCTGATACATTAAAATCAGGAACTTTAATATAGTTATTTGAGCTATCTAACGTAGAAAATATACAAGAATTCGATGAAGTCTTCATTAAGCAAAATTTTTGGTTTTTAGAATACAAATAAAGAGTATGTTCTTGGGAAGATTTAAATCTCTCAATAACAAAACAATGATGCTTATCCTTACATATAAATCCCTCAAAATACTTTATAGTAAGTTCATTATTACAATATGGGCAATTCATGTAAATGCTAAAAGCTTTAAATATTTTTCCATATTTCTTTTGCATATTAAAAACGAATCACTAACCTCAAATTTTTCTAATTTCATTTCCAAGATGGGTAGATTTTTCTCCCATATAGTAAAATAATTATAACGCCCACTAGTTTCTACAGAAAATTCTAAATTTTTACAAAATAAACTTAATACATAATCATTTTTTTTAGCATATAGAAAATTATGATTGCTATTTTTACATTCAAGACATTCTATGTTGCTATACATCACTGGTTTCATTTCCGATCCACATACCACACAAATCACTATTAATTGCCTTTTATTCTATAAACAATACGACCCATAGTCATATCATACTCAGAAACCTCAATTTTAACAGAGTCTCCTACTAAAATTCTAACTGAATTTTGTCTTATTTTACCAGATAAGGTACAAAGCACAATATTATTATCTCCAACATCTACTTTGAATCTGCCTTTATTTGAATCAACAACAACACCTTCAAGCTCAAGACGTTCTCTTTCAATATTCATATTACTTCCTTATATGTTTGTTTTTTAATAATTCTTCTAATAACTTCCGTCCGTTTAATCTTAAATTTCATAGCCAATTCTTTATAAGATAATCCTAGATTAAAGTCAATTCTTATTTGTCTTATTTCATCATTTGATAATAGCGCCCGTGGATTATCCTCTCCTTGATGTGATAATTTTGCGATATTAGACATTTTAATTTTCGCTTCATCTGAGTGATTTTTTCCAAACATTACATTTCCGCTGCCTGATCTCTGTTCTGACATTTTTATTTTTGCTTCAGGTGTATGTGTTTTTCCATACATTGGATTTTTATTTCCACTTAATGCTCCTCTACCACCAAAATCTTCATTATATCCTTCAATTTTCGAACGGAAAAATTCTATCCAAAACATTTCAGCTTCAATCATATCATTTTCTTCAGAAAATGACTCTATTACCATAAATTTGAAATTTTCAATACCATACTTATTTATAGCGGCATGAATACTACTATAATTTTTAGATTTTGTATTTTTAACAATTGACCTATGATCACTCCATCGTCTGGCGGAGTCATTAGTTCTTCCTACATATAATTTATAATTAATTAAATTTTGAATGATATATACATAAAACATTTATTTAAAAACACTTGATAAATTAGGATAATCCTTTTTTATCAGATCAATACAAGTTTGGTTTGGTGGTAGTAATGTTAGCCATTGGCTGGCTCGAAGACAAGGGAATGGTATATTTTTTAAATTGTCTAAACTTAAAAAATATTTAATGTCTGTTTTTGCTGCTATAAACTTTAAATTATTAATACCTAAATGAAGAGTAGAAATTTGATTCCATTCTCCGTCAAAAAAATAAGTTCTAAAATAATTATCTATTCCTAATAAACAAATATAATTTCTCTCTTCCAAAGTATCATCATCAAATCCGGCACACAAATAGGCTAATTTACTTATCTTTATCATATTTGATAAAGATAAACCATAGTATAAGTCTGTACAATTAATCTTATCTCTATCCAAAGATAGATCATTATAAATGATTTTGATTTTTTTATTCTTTGTAATAATGAATGAATTACCAAATTCATCTATCCAATGTCTTTTTAAAACTATTTTTGGATTCCGGTCTTTTAGATAATCAATAGGTACTAATCTACAAGATTTAATAATAAATGACAAACCTTTACATTCTGTATAAGATTCAGCGAGTAGTATTTGTTTTTGTATATTATGGTGAATTGATTCCAGACTTAAGCTTTTCATTAAATTTATCTTCATTTACTAAATAGTAAACTAGGAATGCTAAAAAGTGTGCCCAACCAAAAGATAATAAAATTGAAAACACTACCCTTCTAGTTATGGTAAAATATGGAGATGAAGATAAACCAGCTGTTATAAACCATACCACTATAGCAACTAATAATCCTATTATAAAAAATCCAAAAGGATTTATAAAAGTTGCCTTCATTATAATAAATAATATTATTGCGCCCAGCAAAAAATATGGTAAATTATGAATTGATAATTTATTACCAATTACTTGGTTTCCTTGAATGATAGTGTTTACTAAAATTAATGAACTTATGACGTGTAATAATAGAAGATAGTGCATGTTACTCTAATAAAGAAAGATCTAAACCTTCTTCATCAGTTGAAGAGTCTAAGTTAATTGTATGAATTGCTGTTTTAATAAATGGTAAGTAATCTACCTTTTTATTTTCAACTAAATCTTTGTGTAATAGATATGTATTCCTACTGTCCACTTTTGCGTTATGGGCGTCCGAAAACTTTTTTATCCCCGCAATTTCACAACTTGCATGTAAATTTACTTTGGGTTTAACTAAACCAATTTTTTTAGCATATTCTCTAGTCAAAGACATAGTGTCTAACCAAAGATCTGCTGGAAATCTTTTTCCCATTTGTTCCCATAAAGCATGAAGGAATTTTCTGTCGAATGGCGCATTATGAGCTATAATAATGCGATGCGCCGAAGTCAAGCCATCTTCATTAAAAAATTTTTCACATTCTTCTACTACTTCTCCTTTTGTATGTCCCTTTTCTAAATCAGCTAATGTTTTCTTCGTTATGGCTAAAGCATCAAAATTGGCTCGTTCAGGATATTCTGCTTTAATCTGTCTCCATAATTGTACACGATCAGTACATCTAATAATACCAATTTCAGTCATTTCGTGATAACCAGATTTTAGCCCTGTTGTTTCCGTATCGATCACATAATATTGTAAATTACTCATATTTAATTCCTTATTACTTTTTCTATTTTATTCTTCTAATGGTGGAAAAACTTAAATTACCTTCACTATAAATAAATGTGATAGTATCTTTATATTTAGATAAATGTGAGGAAATATAATTTTTAACTTCTTCTAAACTTTCTTTATCTGCTAAAGAAACAAAATCTGTAGGTAACACATCAGTAATTATAGTCCATTTGCAAGTATACCAGCAATATGTCTCCCAATTTATTTCATTTTTATTATTCCAATATTCTTTAGGAATGAGAGATCCGTTTCTTACACCAATAAATGTGGTCATATTTACCAAAATACTTTATTTTTACAAGCTCTTTTCATCTCTTCTTCCGAAAAAAATCTTTGTCCATAAGCCCAAAATTGCACTTCATTAATTTTATCTAAACAAATAACTAATTCATATCCTGCATAAATGACATTGTCAAGCCTGCAGATTTGATATCCATCCTCATATATATCTAATATATAAGCTTTCCAGTGTGGATAATAAGAGGAATGATCGGGATAAAAATAAGTACCTATTTTAATTAAATTAATTATTTCATTCATAAAAATGCTTTTAATTTAAATTTCTTATATTCAATTGAATTTAATAGTTCTTCATTAGATTCAACGAGCACCCTATTTCCATCAATATACCATAATTTATTATATGGTTCTATTGTAAATTCCACTGCCGGACCATTCTCATTATGCAGCTTTGTGTCTCTATACCACTCAACGTAATGTGCATATTTTACACAATAATTTCTAATTATTTTTTCTTTATAGGGAGGATGATATCTCATCTGACGGCTCCCACAACCTAAACAAATATAATGAAAATTATCATATAGGCAAATACATTTATATTGTATTTTACAACTATGACATTCAATTATCTTAGGAAAATAATATTCAATTAAATAGGCTTCTTTATTTAAATCTACACTCATTTTTTCATAAAAATATTTGTTATCATAAAAAGCGGAATAATGCCCTTTTGTTTATATTCCTCTTGTAGTAGAGGGTCTAGATATTGTAAGCCACTAATAACTTTTCTACAATTAAATGAACCACAATTGCATTGCATGGTCCAACTATCTAACGTATCAGTAGAACTAGTGGAATAATCAAATGTGATTTCTGTATTTGGCTCAATAACATATGTTGAATATAAAAAGGCTCGTTTGCCTACTATATGTAGATAGCAATTGGGGTTACAATTATGTCTAACAGCATCTCCAATATTTCCTGAAGGAGATAAATAATAATTTGGACCTATTTGTAATACTTCTGGTTGAGGTATTTTTTTATTATCATGTAAGTCGCCACCAAACTCTAAAACAATTGAATTTGCAGGAATTTTAATATTAGTAAAAACTCCAACACCAGTTTTGGTAAGAACTAAAGATAAATTTTGATTATACATTTAAAATAGTTTCCTAATGAATTTAATTAAATTACTACCTGCTGAGTAAACAGCTAATTTTAATTCTTTTTTTCCAGCTAATTTGTGTTTAACTCCTACTGGGGAGTGATGTTTATATAATTCAGCTGCTTGCTCTGGTGTTTCTGCTAAAACTCTATAAGTAACAGTGGCTGGTAGCATACATTCAACTTTTACATCAAAATAGAACTTTTGGGGAGGTTGTAATTTATCTTGTTTCATCTATTATTTATATCATTATACTCATACTTTAAATAATGATTATAATAAGTCTCGGGTGTACCCGTTAATTCGTAAAATCTCTTCATAAATAGATCTTTTGCTTGTTGAGGAGGCAATGGATCTATTATAAATGGGTAGGCTTCTTTTTTTATTTCCCAATCTGAACGAAGAGTTTTAAATAAATCTCTAGCTTCAGTGTATAACATTTTTGTATCGGCAAATTTAACGCTTTGTGGTTCATTTTGTGATAAACCAAATTTCTTATAAATAGTTTCTTGTAAAGAGTTTTCATATTCTTTAAATATATTAAACTTACCAGATCTTTTTAATGGGCTCGGTAAATCTATTAAATATGCTTCAGAAGCATCATGCAACAAACCGTGTAATGCATGTGCACTATCACATAAATGACTGACTAAAACAGAATGTTGAGCTACAGAGTTATGTGCACCGTAACCTTCAGCAAAATATGTTTTAGAGCTTGTTTCTAAAGCTACTACTTCTTGAACACCAAGATCTTCTATTTTTAGAATCTCGGACATATTAATGCTATCAAATTCTTTACGCCAATCACCATTTTTTAAACTATTTTTAAAGTTATTTATTAATCTTTTACTTTTAATTTTTCCAAGAGATTGTAATTTAGTAAACCATTTACCAGTTAAAGTAATATTTTTACAATTTTTATTTGTTTTATATTGTGAATTGGGCACTTTATTATTATCTAATAATTTTTTTATTTTGTTTAAAATTTCTCCCTCATTTTGAGCAATTGAAATAACAAAACCTTTCTTTTTTGCTGAAATAGTTGCTTCACCATCAAATATTCCTTCTAAATAAGCTAACTCATAATTTAGGGGATCTTCTTTCCACACATCAATAAATTTAAGCATAAATCTTTGTTTGCCTGACTTTACTGCTTTTACAATTCCTTCGGTTGTTTCCCAAAATTGATTTCTAGATTTTTTAGAACAAATAAGCCAAGGATGTTCAGCAGATGATTTTAAAATAGTTCCATCTGATAAATGAAGGGCAAATACATGTCTTTTTATTATGCCTGTATGTAGAACATATGAGTTATCTAATTTTCTACGACTCTCCCTATTATTTTTTTTTAAACCATCAACTCCAGTATTTTCATCAAATCCAATTAATTGTTCAAAATTTTTAAGTTCGCCCGCCGGCTTCCAAGTTAAATCTGCCGTTAAAACTTTTGTATCTGGAGTAACACAATAAAATTTTTTAATATGACCAGAAAATCGACATGTCATGGCAAGAGCATGAGCTATATCTTGAATTACAATTGTATCAGGATTTGGATTCAAAGGTGTAAATCTTAAACCCGTATAAGTTTGAATCCAAGGCTCAGATGGATCATAGTTGAAAGGATCTTGTTCTTTATTTTTTAAATCTGTATTATCATTATAAAACTGTTTAATTACATCTAATTCTTCTGGTTGAACCAACGGAGAATTTAAATCTTGTGATGCTGTTGATTCCCATTTTATTTTAACTTCGTCAAATTGGGATGGATTATTAATTATATCTTGTTTATCTTTCATTTTACTTTCCTGTACTACCAAATCCACTAGCTCCACGACTAGCATTCCTATTTTTACACAAGACATCATATTCTTCATTTGATATTTCTTCAACAATCATTTCTTTTCTTTTGACAGGAATAATTTGCCCCAAGGCATCCCCAAAATTAATTTCTAACTTTTTACTATTACTAAATGAAGTTTCATTATTAGTACAAATAATAGCTTCAGGTATATATTGGCAAGCTAATAATAATTCTCCTTCATAGGTTTCATCGATTGTACCATATAAACAGTGCAATCGTTTTTTACCAAATGTTGAAGATCTTGGCTTTAATTCAAACCACCAACCCTCTGGGCAAAAAGTTCTAAAACCTAATGGAATAATAGCTTTCTCAAAAGGAGAAAGCGATAAACTTGTGGCTGCTCTTACATCCCATCCTGTGGCATGTGGCTCTGCTTTTGTTGGTAAAAACTCTTTATTATTTTTTAGATCTTCTCTTAATGCAAACTTAAAATTTGGAATTTCTGACATTAATACTTTCCTGTTAATTTGATTCGATCGTCTATATCCTATGAAATTTTTAATTAATTATTACCAAAATGCTTTTAATTCCAAAGGTTTAAACATATTTTGTACAATTATTTGAAAATCATTCAAAGAATTAACATCTATTAAATATCCTTTATAATAGAATTTAATTTCATCATCTAATTCAATTGCAGGACCATTTATTCTATGTTTTTTGCCTTTTACCCAATATTCTTTTCCACCATCTTTATATTCTACTGCTGGACCATCTAAACGATGTAATAAGTCATTCTCATAATAATAATCTCCATATTCATCTGTAACTATTCCATTTTTCATAATTATCCTAATATTTACACATTAATTTATGCAATTGCCACCTGCCATCATATTTATAAATTCTGATTTAAATGACACCTCTAAGGCGACATTACGCTCACAACTTTATATTAATCAAATAATTACTGGAAAACAATTTGATGATGTAGTAGCAATTGATCCTACTTTTCCAGATCAAATTCATTTAAATGGTGCCAGGGTTCTAGTCATCCGAGATGAATTCTACCCTTATCCTAACTATAACCTTGCTGACGTGGTTGTATTTTTAAAACAAAGGCTAGCTACTGTTGAAAAAAATAATTTAGGTCCTCCCAAATTAACTTTATCATTAGATAGATTAAATATTTATGCTCTTTTACGTGGAGCTAATTCTCAATATGTTACTATTTTGCCACAATTACCTTGCGGTCCAAGATTAAATTGTGGATGTTTTTGCCATCAACATTGTAATGGATTTAGAGGAATTATTGGTATTGAATGGTATGCTAATGATACTACTGGCGTACATTGTAAAAATCCTGACAATATTTTTAATAATCAAGCCTTTATAAATAGAAAATAAAATTTATTTATGGCATAATAAAGTATGTTTTATAAGTTTCATCATAAAGGTGTTTTATGTCAAAGTTTGATGCATTGTTTAGTAAAGTAGACGTTTATGAAAAATTGTCTATCTATGGAGATAGATTAGACTTTTTACAATCTTTATCTCAAGATTATCAATCTGTTTCAGATAAGGATTTAACTGCTAATATCAATTCTGTTAAAAATGCAGTACAAAATTGGATTAATAATGATGCTGAAAAACAAGAAGATCTTCCGGGTGGTCAAATTCGTGGATTACCTCCAGGGCTACGAAGTCCTTATCAAGTAATTAGATCTATTAATACTTTTGATGCAGATACTTTACCACAAGTATATCAAGCTTTGCTTCAATTATCAACTGTAAATAATTTAGGTAATATGGGAGGTGATGCTAAATCTGCTTGGTTACAATCAGTATTCCCAGTACTTGGAACAGCTATGAAAGTTGTAAAACAACAAATAGATTATATAAAAGCTTGGTCAAATAAATTTCCAGTAGATGATGCACCAACAGAAAATGCAAATTATCATACTAACTCAGAGCCTACTCCAGTAGCTAATACAAAACATATGGTAAAATCAAAAAATGAAGAAGCAAAGTCATTATCTAAAATATTGAATAATAAAATAGAAAAATTACCAAATAGTCCAAATAGAGCTGCTGAACTAAAAAATATTAATGAATATGTAAAATCATTGCAAAATCATTTTAAAGCATTACAACACAACAATGATTTACAAAGTTATTTCGCCAGAATGGAAATTGCAAAATCATTACAAAATGCCTACAATACACTCGATTATAATGATCTAGACTTAGTAAGTGCTCTTAATTCTGGACGTGGAGTTCCAGAAAATCCTGACTCAAAAATATAAAAACATAGAGAATTAGGTTAGTCTCACTATCATATTAGGTTTGATGATAGTTGTTTAATAAATACTTATCTTAAAGGCGTTATTTAATCATAGCGCCTTTTTCTTTTAATTAAACGAACTTTTTCTCGACATGTGTTGAGGGGATCTATAGGGGAGTAGACATTGATACTGATCATAATAATTTATAAATTATTAATAACCTAGTATCTATTTATGAATTCAAAGAAACTTCTAAGATTTGCTATAGCATTCTATTCAATAGCAATGAAAGAAAAACTACCAGAAAATTCTAAAGATACTTCTAAAATACTTAAAAACTTAGAGGCATTAGAATCATTTAATGCTCGCAAAAGATATGCCAACGCCAATTTAAAAAATTTATCTTCCGGCTCATCCAGGATTGTGTACTTGACACCTGATAAAACTATCCTTAAGTTAGCAAAAAATGAAAAAGGATTGGCTCAAAATGAAGCAGAGTCTAATCCTAAAATGAAATCTAAGTATATTAATAAAGTACTTAAACGAGCTAAAAATGATGCTTGGATAGAGGTTCCATATTTAGATAAGATTACTGAAAGAGATTTTAAAAAGATGACAACATTATCTTTTAATGATTTTAGTAATTGTATTAGGTATGGTTTAAAATCAGTATCAGGAAATACTGATAAAGATAAACCTGACTGTTTTGATAAGGTGTCCAAACATCCTTTGTATGTAGAAATGTTAGAAATAGGTAAAAAATTTAAATTAATGCCCGGTGATTTATCCAAAATATCATCTTGGGGATCTAAAGATAATAAACCTATTCTTATAGATGCTGGATTGACACAAAAAGTATATGAAGAATTTTATGAATCATGATATTTAATAAAATCTTGGATGGATTATATTATTACGGAACATGTATTTTATGTGATGGTAATATGTCTATAAATAATGATGGATTTAATTACCAACCAGCTTATAATAATTGTGGTTTCAATTTAGTATTTAATCTTGACAAGATGGATAGACTTGTTGTAGATCCAATTTCAGAGTCTGTATATATAAATTATGAACCGGAAGAGTTACTTTTTTATAATAATGATGTTGATGATTTTAAAAATATATATGGATATAATGATTGTTTTACAACTATAATAAAATGTAAGAATTGTGATAAGTTTGCGTACTCTATAGATATTCATATTGATTTATATGATCAAAAAATATTACATAGTAATTTAAATGATATTACTTGTAATTATAAAGAAAAATATTGGATAATGAATAATTATTATCAAAATACAACAACATTATTAAATGATGTTAATGATGAATTGATTAAAGTGCCATTAATTACACTAGAAAAACAAAATATTAATTATATTTTTAATCGTTTACAAAAATTAATTATTTTCTCCTAATGCTATATGTAGTGGCATGTTATCTTCAAATTTTTTAGAGCATGGTAAAACGTGCCCAATTTGTAATAAAAAATTGTCTTTATATGCAATAGTAGGTGAAATAGGAACTTTTAAATGCAATAACAATTATGTTGCAAATAAAAAAAGAAAACTTAATTTTTATCCATTAAGAGATAAAATGTTTTTATTACACTCAAGTGTGAATAAAACTGACAATTTTGTAATTAAATTAATGGATGATAATAAATTTGATTTTACTTTCTCTTCTGAGAATTTATTTAAAACTATAATTAAATCTAATATAAGTTTTTTTTATATTTGTAATCTATCTTCATTTTATAATGAAACAAGCTATTCTATTAATAGCTATAATGTTGACGGGTTTAATGCATGTTATTATAAATTATCCAGTATTCTTTCTTTTAATTATAAAGACGATAATTTAACCCTAACAAATTATAATTCAAGTTCATGTCATTTAGAAATGTTCTCTCTATTAGAAGATAATAATAAATATTCTTTGATTTATAATTATGGAACTCAAAAAACTCTATTTTATTTTAATGACTCTAAAGAAAACAATATAGAACCATCCTTCTTTAAAGAATTTGATATTTTAGAATATTATCCTGATTTTACTAATCATTCTAAAGTTTTGAATAAATTTAAATCTTGGGTTCTATTATCATAAATGATTACTATTAATGATTTTATAAATAGCCGAAATCATTGTTTCTGTTGTGGTTCAAATTTAGAAATCTGTATAGAAAGTTTTTCTTTACAAAAAACACCTTCTTTATTATTAAAAAACAATATATTATTAATTAATTCATCTTACTTTGATATACATATAGATTTATTAAATAATTATGTAATAAAAGGTTGCGATAAATCACATTGGGAATTTAAACTGGTATTATTTTGTCCTTTACATAAAGAGTTGCCAAAAGATATATATAAGTATGAACTTATTTTTGATATTTATTGTGGAAAAATAGCCAATGAAACGCCTATAGAATACCTAATGACTGATAATTTTATTTTACAGTCATTTCCATCTCTAGATGAGATGGAATATGTTAGTTTAAAATCCAACAAAAAAATTACATTTCCTTACTTTGATTATAGTCAGATGTCACTACCAAAGTTAAAGAGTAAACTAAAGACATATTTGTTAATGCAATGAATACATATCAAAAAATAATGGCTTGTGAAGATAAATTTCAAGCTATCCAAAAAATTATCTCAATAGATGAATTTACAAGAAGACTTTCAGAAATTGATCATATTTGTAACGATCCTACTACATGGAATGATCATAAAGCTGCCGCACGTATCATGAAAGAACGGCAAAAAATATCTGATGTAATAAGTAAATATACTTACTTTAAAAATTGGGTTCTCTTTTTTAAAGAGATAGTAAATGAACTTCCAGAAGAAATACAATCGTTTAGCCAAGAATCTTCTACTCTGCTATCAGAATTGTCTGCATTTGAGATTAGTCAGATTTTTAAAGAAGAGTCTGATGATTTGCCTGCTATCCTCTCTATCAATGCCGGGGCTGGTGGTTTAGAGGCAGCAAATTGGGTTACTATGCTCTTACGTATGTATGCTAGATATGCCAGTAATAATAATTTCAAAGTAGAAATTTTAGACACCAAACCATCTGAAGAGCATAGTTCTATTTGTACTGATTCAGTATCTATTAGAATAGAAGGTACTTATGCTTATGGTTTTTTTAAAAGTGAGTCTGGTGTACATAGGTTAATACGTAACTCTCCATTTAGTTCAAATGATACTAGACATACATCCTTTGCTGCCGTGTCTGTTATGCCAGATATAGAAGACACTATTGATATTAATATTTTAGATAAGGATTTAGAAATAACTGCAATGCGGGCGGGCGGTAGTGGAGGACAACATCAAAATAAAACTAATAGTGCCGTTAGATTAAAACACTTGCCAACAGGGATTAATATTGCTGTTAGAGGTGAGAGAGATTATCATCAAAATAAAAGAACAGCTATGAAGATGTTGAAAGCTAAATTATATGAAATTGAGTTAAAGAAGCAACAAGAAGAAAAGAATAAACATTTAGATGCTATGCAAGATGTAGCTTTTGGTTCTCAAATAAGAACTTATACTATGAGTCCCACTCAAATAGTAAAAGATCATAGAACAGATTTTGAATGTAATAATACTAATAATGTTTTAGATGGAGAAATTGATGATTTTATTAGTGCCTATTTGCATATGATGTAATATGAATAAGCTTTTATTAAAAGATTTTATAAAATATAATAGTCCTTGTTTTGTCTGCAATAGTAATATTGAATTAATTGTTAATAATTATGATAATTTAACTCAACATAACTCTAGACTACATTGTCATGTTTCATCTAAACAAACTGTTATACCAATTAAAATTAAGTATAGTAATTCTCTAGAGTTAATCATTCATCATAAAGATAATAGATTTAGCACTAACAATATAGATGAGTTACTAAAGTATTTTCAAACAAACATTTTGTGGTTAACTAGCCAATGTTCAAATTTAAAATGTAATTCTGTTATTGTATCCTCTCAAATTGTATTAAATACTAAATTTTTTAGACTTGATCCTCTAACCATACAATATGAACATTTTTACTTAAAAAATTCTAATAAAATATCAGCTATAGTAATGACTGATTATAGAAATAATAGTACAGTCATATCTTTAGCTGATGAATTTAATATTATTCTTAATCTATCACTAACCGCAATGAGTTTGAAAAAATATAAAACTAAAGAACAATTCTTTAAAAAAATGAAAACGTATATTACATTTTCATAAAAAAATCTTAAGATTATTAAGCCTTTTACAGTATAGAATGGTTTCTACTAAATCACGTATCTTTAATTGATGTTCGTTGTTGTCTTTAATCCATTTTTGTTTTTTAAATCTGTAATCTGTTTTAATATTTATCTCTTTACCTAATTCAAATAATCTAATTTGAAAATGACTAAACTCTCTAAGTTTTTTAGGTTTACAATCGTAAGCGTCGTCAAGAACTAATTGTATATTATAATCGCCTACCTTAATAAAGTTATCAAAAATAATCCTTTTATTCTTATTGTAGTAGGTATATAATATAATGTTGTCTCTTAGAGATTCTTTTATTTTATTTTTAGTAACTTTATTACTAAAATCTAAAATTACGGTTGTTTGTCTAGTTGCTTTAATTAAACTCATAATGTATGTTTGTAATGCAGGTATATTAATATGTTTGATGTAAATGATCCACATTGCTTAATTTGTAATAGACAATGTCGTGCTTTTATAGAAAACTTTTACTCCTGTGATCTTATGCCAGCTCATTATTTTTCAATAATGATCAAAGATAATGTAATTAAACATATTCAAATTAGATTGGAAAATTTTTGCGCAACTTCCAATTATTCTTTGAATAAAACTTTTATTTGGAAGCATTGTGATAATAATTTAAATTGTTCCAAAATTATTATGTCTCCGGCAATGGAATTTGATTTTAATAATTATATTAAGATGTTAAATAAATTGAAAACCATAATTAATTTTAGTTGATAATGTTACATATAAAAGTGATATTAAAACAAATGCCAATTAATTGTCCAATATGTAATGGACCCTTAGTCAATAACTTTAAAGAATATCCCAAAGGTAATACATATGCAATGGATAAAAATTGTTTTCAAGCCAGCCATTACTTTTATTGTGCTTCTACAAAAGGTAAGGAAGATGAAGTTGCTTTTATTTGTATCGGACTTGATCCATATAAAAAAGTAACGGCAAATTGGTTAGTCTTAGAAAAGAAATTATATATTTATGGTAATGAGTCTACCAATAATCGAAAAAATATCTCAGAAGTAAAAACGACATATATTCCATATGTTGAACCAGATTTTTCGGATCCTTTTAAATTAATTGACAAAATAAGATTATATTGTAAATTAATATAATCGTGTTATATGTCCATCATATGGATGATACTTTGCTGTGTCCTATCTGTGGCAGCAAGATGAGAAACCTTATTATGAATGATAAGTTTTGTTATCAAATTGGTAAAGTTCTCTCTTACATAGAGAGATCTTGTCATAATAAAGTAAATCATTATGTTCAAATGATTGTAGACAAGAGTTCTAAAAAAGTTTTTTGTGTAAAACTTCCTTTGAATCCACAATATTCTAAAACAATAGAAATAAATTTCTATAAAAGTGAATGTATTTTAAATCTTCTTAAAGATAAAATAAGTTATACTTTAAATATTCCTAAAATAATTGTGCCTGACTTTCCAAATCTAATTAAATTGAAACAACAAGTTAACTTATATTCTCTATTTTCATGAGGTGATATATATAAAGTATGATAAATTGTCAAGTCTGCGGACAAAATCTAGTGAGATCAGGCAATGCAGAAATATATACTTGTATGTCTTCTTTCCATTGGATTGAAACTTATAATAAATATATAGAATATAAACACTTTGCTTGTCATTTTAAAGATAGTAAAATATTATATAAGGTTGTAACAATCTATCCATATTGTTTCAAAATGTTTTATGAAGATAATAAAACTAGAATATCTAAATCCATTGTCAGGTCTGAAATTAAGAAAAATGGTAAAGAGACCGCTTACTCTTCTGAAGAAGTTAATATTTTAGAAATTGATTCTATCATAGAATTTCCTTGGTCTAATAAAGATCAAGTGCTTGATAAATTAAAATTATATTCTATCTTTTCATGAACTATCAATGTCATTATTGTAATAAAAATTTAGAAAGAACCTCAACTGTTACATTGTCTTGTATTGGAACAGGAAATTACATTATTAAATGTTTAAATTGTTTTAAAACTAAAATAAAATTTAAGGATTATAATATTTTTGATGTAATTCTAGTTGGTAATAATTATAGTTGTCTAAAATTTTCTAATAGTTTTGATAGTAATAAAAGTTGTATAGAGGTAAATTCTTCCGAACATTTATATTTAAATAAGTGTTTATCTTATGAAGATTGTATATTAATCTTTAAAAAATTTAACAAAATATCTGCTTTCTTATGATTTGTCCTATTTGTAACTATAATTTATCTAAAAGTGACCTTCATGAAGGCGTCTTTATTTGTCAACAAGAAAAGAAAGTAAAACATATTTTTATGTGTTATTTTTCTTTATCTGAACCAGATATTCTAGAAGATTATTATATAGAAGTTTCTTCTCTTAATTTAAATATTGATGGTTACCCCACTGACAATGAAACTCATATAACTTTTAATAAGAATACAATAATTTTCTCATATATAGATTATTGTGACGCCTTAGAACTCTTTAATAAAATAAAGAAAATGTATATATTTACTTAATTATGTTATGTCCCATCTGTAATAATCCATGTTCTCCTAAATTAACTACTAAAAATAATATTATTGGTGTATCTTGTGAAATAATTACAATTAGTAATTATTATCATATATTTATTTATGCTTCTGAAGACAATTTTATGCTGGCAATATATTACACTACCCTTGAAGAAGAACAATTTATAATTGTTGGCTGTTACAATGATAGTAATTCTGTAAATTTTATTTTTTCTATAAAAAATAAAACCTTTTTAATACCACAATTTAATCCCTGTTCTTCTTTAGAAGTAATAGATAAATATTTAAATATGAAGGCATTTATATAATGTGTCCTATTTGTTTTGAACCTCATCCTTCTCATAAAGTTAGATTTAATCATAGGTTTGTTTATATAAATGACTTTCATTGGTCTCTTTCTATACATTATAAAAATACTACTATAGAAATTAGCAGAGAATGTCCTAGTAATGGTTTTAATTATAATTATTATGTTTATTTACAGATCGGCTCAAACGAATACCAATTACCAGAATTTGAATTGTGTAATACTTTAGAAGTATTAAATAAATTTATGAAAATTAAATCATTTGCATAATTATTTTTAATTGCTTTATCGATTATCATGATTATAGTAGTGCTGATATAAAATTTTCAATGCATTGTCCAATTTGTAATAAATTTATAACGCCTGACGCCGATGCCATCAGAGTATGTCGAGGTAATAATCCAGAGGGATTTCATCATTTTTATTTTGAAAACCCAACTAATTTTAGTTTATTTTTTGAAAATGTAGAACTCCATGCCCTTAATAATAAATATACTTTTATAGTCGAAGAGCCCCGCCAAATAATAAAAATTAATTTAGATAAAATTGAATATTGTGAAATTATGGAAATTATAGATAGATATATGAAAATGTTGGTTTTTTCATGAATTGTCCCATTTGTCAGCTATCTATGACACTTATTAAAATAAATAATAAAGATGAAAGATTTCGCTGTGAATCAAATAAGCAACATTATTGTGTTTATTATTTAAATGGACTTACTTGGTGGGTGCAACATAATAACATGGAAATTGAATATGATCATCTATTTGGTTGTAGTTTAATTGTAAATGATGAATCAGGTATAGAACACTATTACAGAATAGATTATAATGTGTCTTTTCAAGATGCACCAAAACTTTTAAAATTGAAAGCTTTTTTATGAATTGTCCAGTTTGTAATCAACCTATGATTTATGTAAAAGAAGATGAAGGTGGTCCGCAAACCTTTAATAGAAATAAATGTAACTATCGTCCTGACCATGATACTAGGCATTATGATGATGGTGCCTGGTTTACAAAATTAAATAATATTCAAATAGGACATAATCTAGATGATCCTAATCTTTCCAACTTCTATGTAAGAATAATTGGCGAACATGAAACCTCCTTTTTAAATATTGATGCAATATCTTTTGAAGATAGTTATAATTATCTTATTAAATTTTCGAAATTGAAAGCCTTTCTATGAATTGCCCCATCTGTAACCATCAAATGGAAGAAAGATATAAATATTTAGCTCCCACAGGAATTTTCTTTAGATGTATCCAATTCTCACAACAGCATGATACCGTTTTTATTAACGAAAAAGAATGGACCGTTAGATATAACAGTATCATTTTGTTTACAATAAATAGTTTGTTTTATTTAAAATTTTCCACCAATAGTCAAAGCATTAATATTCCCAATATTCCTTTTAATGAATCTTTTAAATGTATACAAAAATATCTTAAATTACAAAGCTTTACATGATCTGCCCCTTTAATATTCTGCAACGTTATATTAATTTATCAGCTTTCTTATGATTATTCTTTATACTTTTCTCTTGTCTTTAATATTAGCAGCTTGGCTTACAGCTACCCCCAAATTACAGCTAATCCCAACTAAACATCTTCTTATATGTCCATTTTGTCTAAAACAATTGGATAAGTATGCTGTTATGTTTAGAGACTGTAATAATTTCCCTCCCCTGGAAAAATTAATCATGCTTTCTCTATGTTTGCAGAAAATTTCTATCTGATTGTTTATGCTGATGTTACTATTAAATTAGAAAAATATTATAATTCATATTTTATCACAATCAATGATAAAATATTTACAATCCCTCCCTTCCAAGTGTGTAATAGTTTAGAGGTAATGCATAAATATTTAAAATTATTGCCCTTTTCTTAACAACATACAATATCTCGATCGCAACTTCCCTCGCGCATAAAATTATGAAATGTCCCCTCTGTTATGATAGCTGTCAAACTCTCTATTCTAATGAATTTAGATGTACTAAGTTTGATCATAGTTTCGTTTTTTCTCATCATGATTGGGCTCTCTATCATATACCATCGGATATAATTACTACAACTTATGGGCTATCGTATTATACCAGTAATAATATTATCTCCTTTGAAACGCTAAAATCCCCTGATGCTGCTATTAAAATTTTGTTAAAATTCTTAAAAATATCCGCCTTTGCCTAAAATGAATTGTCCCATTTGTCAAGCTAAACTTATAAAATATCTAAGAATCCATTAGAAGAATTGTCTTGCTATAAAATGAAAATTATCCCGTTTTCAGAGTGTTATCAAACGTTACAACGCTATATCAAGATGTCTGCCTTCCTATGAAAATTTGTCCCGTTTGTCATCAGCCACTAATAAAAGAAAAATTAGGTAGTCCCATATTTACTTCTTATTATTGTACCGAATTTGGTCATGTTGCTTCTTGGTCTTCTTCTAACAGTTGGTCATTATACTGCTATGTTAATGATTATTTATATGCTATTATCGGCTCGGAAGATAAATGTAGTTTTATCACCTTTACTGATAATACAACAAAAGTAACAACAACGAATATTTATACTTCTTTTGAAGAGTCTTATCTGTCTATCCAACGAATGGTTAAATTATTAACTTTTATTTAAAATGAATTGCCCCCACTGTAATATAATGTGTTCTAAATCTGATCATACTTATGATTGTTTTAAAGATTTTAAACATACTTTTATCTTTTCTAACAAAAACTCTTGGTGGCTTATTATTAAATATGATAGTCTAATAGAATATCGTTTGGAAATTCATAATTCTCTTCCTACTTTTTATGTCTTTGCTAATCCTCCCTTTTCTATAGTCTTTGAATATGTAATACATGAACCCGTAATAGCAGCAAATGCTAAATCTATAATAGAAAAATATATTAATCATTATAATAAAATGAAAGCCTTTATATGAAAGAATTACCTGTTAAAAATGATAGTTATTTCTATAATGATAATAATTGGTCTGTTTATTATGTTTTCTGTAATAAATATAAGGTAAGAATTTGCTGCATCTTAGAAAAATGTTATGTCCATATGTTGAATGAACAATACGTAACGGTAAAATGTATGCCAATTAATTCTTTAAAGTTTGATGATGCAGATTCTTTTGTTAATAGATATTTTAATTTAATGGCTTTTTATTAAAATATAATGTCATAGGATGCTGTCAAAGGGAGCAAAGTGTTAGAAAGTGGGAGGGTGTGGGAAGATAGCTGAATTAATGTCTTTTAATGTTTTGGCTGTCATTTGGGGTGGAATAGGATAGAAAGAGAAGATAAGTTATACTTTGATTTAGAAGGTTTAAGGAGGAAAGTAAGATTTTGGATTGGTTTGAACTGTATTATAGAGCTTATAGATGGTTTGATGTGTTTAAAATAGCTGTAGACCGGGTCCCCAGCCGCCTCGGACCGTCAAACTCCCCACCTTTTCACTGCTGCTACAATACAGGGTTTGGCATACTCTCTGCATTATTCAATTAACATACCAATTATTCTTTTATAAGTCTTATTAATTAATTATACTTACATTACAATCATTTAATAAACATTATTAATCATTTATGGCATCTTTCTTGCTTTCGCTGTTATTTTGCCTCACTGAACAGCTTTTCAGCCCTTTTAGTAGTCTTGGTACAGTAACTGCAAGATGCAAAGCCTATACCATGCCATAGCAGTCATTCCAGTTACACTGCACTTACCCATCTTTTAACGGTTAGTACCTGATTAATGTAGCGGGTAGCTGAGATAAGGAGATTACTATGGCACAATTCAAGATTTTGTCTCAAGTCAATGGTTCTTGGTTGGAGCAGGGGAAAGATCTCGGCGGTACTACTGTTATGAATCAAGCTGCTCAATTGGAAAAGCAGGGATTGAATGTTCGAGTTTTCCGAACTGATATTCCCAAGTTCATTTATGAAACGGGAGCAGGATACCACGGAATCTGGTACTGAAAGAATAAAGGAGCCTAAGGCTCCTTTTCTTTTTATCTTTGTGGTATAGGATTTGCTTATTGCAATTAATATACCAAGACTTTTTAGATAAAAGAGCTCTACCCATCCTATAACGGAATCAAAGCAGCTATTGTAAGGTAGGTATCATATGGAATTCACCTATGAGAATGATGAAGGGGAAGACATTACAGTCACCTTCCCTAGTGTTAAGGTAGTTTGCCCAAGGTGTAAAGGGCACGGAACCCACCTTCACAATGATATTGGTAGCTATGCTTACAGCGTAGAAGAATTCCAAGATTCCTTTGATGAAGAAGAACAGGCAGAGTATTTTCGCCATGGTGGAAGATATGACGTTCTCTGCGAACGCTGTCACGGTAAAAACGTGGTGGATGAGATTGACGAAGAGAAGTGTCAGCAGGATCCGGCTTTGACAGAAGCCTGGCAAGCTTTTTGTCAGAAAGAAAAGGATGATGCTGATTATGAAAGACTCTGTGAATCAGAGCGGCGCTTTGGTTGCTGATTGAGATCCCATCCTATAACGGATTACTGCTAATAGTATGACAACCCTGCAGAATCTCAAGAAGCGTGACTTGTCTTTTGCTTACCAGATTGCAGTGGCAGACTGGAAAAAACTTTCTGCTATGTGTTCTGGGCAGTCAGCTGACGATCTGGCTAATGGCTTTCATGGTAAGTCATTGGCTGGAGTGCTGTTTGATTCGGAATTGGCAGTGGATCAGATTGCAGCTAAGCTGGATCGGTTGAATCCTTAAGGGATTGAAAGGGAGGTTTACCTCCCTTTCTTTTTAATTGATGCTGGTATGCCGTTTGCATATTGCAATGTTCGAGCCAACCGTCATAAAGTTTGCTTTAAACTTGTTCCCATCTGATAACGGATAGATCCTAATAGTATAGTTTTTCTGAGGGTTCTGACTAAAAGTAAAACCCTCCCCCTTTACGTTGCAAACAGTAACTGTAGTAGGCAATAAGCTTCCAGTTATATTGTAACAAAGTTTGGCGGTATCTTAAAACCGCCACATTTTTTAATCCCATCATTTAACGGAAAGGTCTAAGTAATATGAATACTCTTTTTAAGTTGGTTGTTGTGATGTTGGCATTGTTTGCCGTGACTTTCTTGATTCAAACCTATGCCAATTCTTGGTTTCATCAAGTGGCATTCACGGCTCCTATCATTGGAACCATGAGCTATGCAGCTTGTGCCATTGTGGCAGTAGGTTGTGTGTTGCTGTCAAAGCTGCATTGGGGCAAGTAATGTTAGGTTTCGTGGTGTTTTGCCTGGTAGGTTTTTTTACTGGGCATTGGGTAGTGGGTGGTATTATTGGAATTGTAGTATACGCCCTAAATAAGTAACTCCCATCAATAAACGGTTGAATGTTATTGATATGACATATCATCCCAGTTACCGAGCAGTAGATTCTGTTGGTACTGAATGTGAAACTTTTGAACATGAGTATCAAGCGGTAGACTATTGGACTGGTGCTCCTACTGGAATTGATATTCAATATTGGAATGGTTCTGAATGGGAAGAATATAATCCTAGGACTTTCACTAAAGATTAATTCCCATCAATTAACGGATTGTACCTAGTTATTGAGATGCAAAACCTAAAAGACCGATTGGAAAAGTTAGCAGATTCTTTTAAGGGTACTACCAATTCTTTTGGTAGGTTTACCGTCACCAATGTAGGTTGCGGGATTCTGAGAGTTGATGGTGAAGGTGTGCAGTATACTCCCGATGTAATATTGGGTTTTCTCAATCGACACGGCATTAAGTAATTCCCATCAATAAACGGATTAGATCTATTAGAAAGGATAAAAAAGATGAAAGCATTCAATTGTTATATTGTCAAGCGCAAGGGCAAAGTCATCAAGGGTGAGAGTCGCAAGCTGCGCAATGCAGCCAAGCGACAACGTCAAGGTCGCTAAACCAAAAGAATGAGAGCTTAATTGTTCTCATTCTTTTTTAATTGGTCTTGGCATATGCTTTGCAACTTGCAATAAGCTTGCCAGGCGTTATATTTTTATATCCCATCTATTAACGGAAAGACATACTAAGTGGAGGCTGGTAATGTTCATTAAGATTAAAGCTTTGTTCAAGCTGTATGATCTGGGAATCATTAGCAGCGAACGTTTATCCGAAGCCTTGGTAAAGCTCTCCCCATCTGATAACGGATAAAGATTATTAATTATGAATACTCTAGAATTCAGCCGAGCTTGCCGAACAGAGTTTGCTGCTTTGCCGGAAGCCTATCGTAATGACGATGTCTTGGAATTCTGGTTTGAGGGTGGGCTTTGGTATTGCCGCCCCAAACTATCAGAAGTAACAATTCTAGGAAACTGGGAATGTTATTATAGTGATGGTGTATGGGAGAATCAAGAAGCCCATCTTTAAACGGATGATAGGAGTCTAATATGAAAGCCAGGACTCAGTATCTGATTAATGTTTATGTCACGTTGAATAGTGCTGGTCGTAAGGATCAATTCCGCCGGGGTCGTTACAATGACCCGGAACACTCTGCCATAGCTTGGGGTGGGGTTCATGGTCCTCTTTTGGGCTGCGAACCTTCCGCTGAGGAATTGCAAGAATTGGTAACAGAGGGTTACATTACAGTTAAGTCCAATGGCGCTGTAACTCCTACAGCTAAAGCTAAGGCGGCTAGGACTGGAAGCTTAGGCAGTATTAGTCCTTAATACCAATGAATAGTTTAGAGCCTAAAGAGACAGAAGATCAACGCAGAGCCCGATTAGCATCAAGAGAAGATCTAGCGTGTTTAGAGTGCCACCATAGGGTTTGCTTATACTTTTGCTCTAAGAGAGTTAAAAAGCGTCCCATCAAGTAACGGATTAGTGTATCTAATATGAAGTACCTAGATGAAAAGTCTGTTACTGCAGTGCGTCGAACTAAGCCTCTAGCAGTTAGGACTAGGTCAGGATATGGGAGTAAACTTCCAACTGATATTATGCTGCAATTGAATAAGCGTTGGTATCGGGTCTATGTGATGATCTATTCTAATGCTGGTTCGGCATATATCTTGCAAAAGGGAGAAAAGGTTTTGCTTGGGTCCTATGATCCTCAACCCATCTAATAACGGATTCCAGGGGAGCTGTAATGGCTCCCTTTTCTTTTTGGTGGGGTGGCAAGGCTTTTGCATATTGCAAGGCTCGTGCCACGCCCCAATAACAACCCATCTATTAACGGATTAATAGGTATTATGTATCCGATTGGTTGGCACCTTTTTAGTTAGTAGTGAAACATAATTCATTAGCTTTCACTGGCAATTAATGAATTATGTTCTGACTAAAACTAAGGTTCGATTCCTTAGAGTCGGGCTAATTCCCATCTAATAACGGTAGAATATAATTAATATGAATCGCACTAAGCAAAACCTAGATTCTGCTAAGATGCTGGTTGCTAAAGCTCTGGCTATTCTGGCGCAAGCTGGTTTGGCTCAACGATAGAGAAGACAATGAAAAAGCCCAATCAAGAATTGTTTCGGCTGCTTCGTTTTGCCATTCGTTTTCCAGGCTGGCACTCTTACGATTCCAGTGTAGCTAAACATATCAAAAGGGCAGCTGCATTGGAATTTCTGGAAGTTGATACCAAAACCAAACAATTCCGATTGATGCCAAGTCAATGGGCGGAAGACTTTCGCAAAGGTCCCATCGTTTAACGGTTGAGGGTATCTAATATGAATCTCAATAAAAGAATCAAGCTGGATCGTTCCTTCGAACTAGCAGAAGATTCTGCTAAGCCTGATATTACTGGAACCATTGTGGGCTTGGGACATATTGTCGGCATAACAGTTTATATCGTGGAACTGGATCAAGGTTTCTATTCGCCAGATAGGCGAATCTATATTAGCAGAATGGTAGTAGCAAGGGAAAGCCTTCGTCCCATCGAATAACGGGTGAAGGTAACTAACTGGGGACTGAAACCCGAGCTGACCGAAAGGAAAAGCTCCATATAGTATTACTGGATGAGATCCTAATCCGGGTTGTAAAAGAATAACGGTTGGTACCGTTTACAATCATGTCGAAAGACCTTAGGCTGGCGAAGTAAGTCCCCATCATTTAACGGCGGAAGATTAATAACATGAGGAAAAACGCTCAAAAGGTTCTGCAAGCTTTCAATGCTGGGCAGGCTGCTAATGAGAAAACCATTAGCACCAATGGTAAGGAATTGTTTTCCTACGCCATGTTGATCGCCCGCAAGAATGGCGATAAGGTAGAGCTTATCGATTATAGTAAAGCTCCCAGCAACACTACCCGCAGTCAGGTTAACGCAGTGCGGCAATTCTTTCCTGCTAGTCAGATTGTGGTAGTGGAGAGTTTCTAAAAACAAGTTTTCCTAAAACTTGTTCCCATCCTTTAACGGAATAAGGCTCTTACCATGAGAGTTGGTCCTGCTACACTATCCTACTTGAAACGTTTGGGCGATGAGGAAGCTGCTTTGATGTTGAAAGCCGGTTCATTGGTTTTCAGTCAAGCTCAAAAAGCAGGTTTGACGCCGGGTTTCTTTTTCATTCAAGGGCAACTGAGAATGGTGCCAGTACCCAAAACCTTTGCAGTGAGTCCCATCTTCTAACGGAAGGATCCTTCTAATATGGAAGAGTTAATGGATCGAGCCCGGGAATGGGTCAATGAGAATTATCCTCACTTGGAAGGCGATGACTATTCCGCCAAGCTAGAAGAGACACTATGGGATCTGGCGGAGATTGATGGCACGGATCCTATTAACTATCTGACTTATTATAATTAATTACACTAAAGCAATAATTGAGGTTTAATGATTCGAGCCCCGCCGAGCTAGGCGTCTCTAATGTTTAATAATAGTTGATTGAATTTATAAGATTACAGTTTGAGAGGAATGGGGAGAAGGCGACCTTCTCCCCATTCCAATGTTATACATTGGTATAGGCTTTGCATCTTGCAATCCTTATACCAACCTTGCTATTATCTTTCCCATCCAATAACGGAAGCATTCAATTAGATATGACAATTAGTTATCACAAGCGAGACTTGCAACATGCCCAAAAGATTGCAGAAGCAGAAAAGTACCATATCCTGAGTTTCAGTGACGGTGCAAACTCCGCGGAGCATCTAGTTCGGGTAGTAGAACTGGAAAACGATCTTCGTCGTATCTCTCAACAATTGAATCCCATCAAGTAACGGCTAGAGACATAATATAAGAAACATGGCAAAGTCAAACAAGTACTGTAGGGATTGTGAGTGTTATCATCCGGCAGGCGATTGTAATGGTAATGATCGTCGGCAAGATCATAAGAAGCGAGAAAAGGTCAAGCAAGCCGAAAGCCCCATGTTCTTCTATGATCAAGATCCAATGTTGATGGATCCATAAAAACCTGTTCCCATCTGATAACAGTTAATGTAAGTGGTTGTATCATTGAACGCGGCGTAAAAGACTATAATTAATAAGGTTCACGCGGGAAAAAGATAGTCTTTCCACTTTTCCATCTAATAACGGCTCCTAGATACTAATTGAAAGAATAAAGACAATGTTTTATGTAACCAAGAATGACGCGCAATACATCATGGCTGCCCTGCTGATTCCGACCCTGCTGGGCTTTTACTCTCTCTGCCTTTACTTCTAAAAACTTAATAGGCAGTTTAGAATAGCTGCCTATCTTTCTTCCGGTTTAGCTCAGTTGGCAGGGAAACATTAATGACAGCTAATTGGTTGCATAATGTTTCCCATCCATTAACGGTTGAAGGTGTCTAATATGACTTGGAATAAAGAACAGATTAGGATTGCCATTCAAACCCGTGATGTTGTGGTAGAGCGTGCCATTGTTGCTATCTATCAACGTCAGACACTAGACGAACAATCCTCAGAAGAAACCAAGCATTCTAATGGAGTTGGTTTTAGTGGGGCGCATGCACGTTTGGGCACGTATTATGCCAAGTGGATTCTTCAGGGACGTCACTTAACCGGAAACCATCTAGTCAAAGCTCGTGCCATGGCATTGCATTACGTAGGACAATTAGAGCAGATTGCTGCACAAGTTTAATTCAAACTTGTTCCCATCTATTAACGGATTGATATTACTAATATGGATTACCTAACTCGTAACATTCAAGACACTGGTAGCAAAACGGTTTTGATGCCAGCCAGCCACGTTCGTGGGAGCACCATTATCTTTTGGACTTGCTGTGTGTTCTGGACCATTGCCGCCATTGCTTATCACAGCATGCACTGAACCAAGATGCATATCTTCCTGTTAGTCATTATGGCATACTGTCATGTCTCCTGGGAATCTACCGATAGGGGACAGCCTGTTTATGATGCTAACGGGTATAACTACAGTGACAATGTTATCTCCTGTCATATCGATCCCATTGAGGATAATATAACAGAACAACGTCACCATATTACTTGCTGGGGCACTGATAAGCAGGTAGTGGTAGATCGGTCCTTGCATTGTGATAAGCAGCAGATTGAAGATTACATTGAAGTGCAAAGCTTATTCTTAGGCTGTAAGTATCACTGAATGTTAGGCATTATTCTTGCCGCTGTAATTCCGATAGTAATACCAGTTATTATTAATTGTTTGGATTACTTCATAGATTAAATCCCATCTGATAACGGAGAAGGGTTTGTAGGCATTATCAAGAGGGAATTTATATTACTGAACATTCCAATATGTTGGAGTTGATTAATCGTTGCAATAAGCTTGCAACCTTACAGACAACTATTACATGGATGTATGTAGTTGTCTGAGTTTATAACGGCACTGTAATGGTGCCGTTTCTTTTATGCGCGTGTTGGTACGTGCTTTGCATATTGCAATAAGCTTGCCAACCATCCGTCAAGCCAAATTATTATCCCATCTAATAACGGAAGGATACACGTAAATGAAGCTAAAGTTAATAGGTCAAGGTACACACACTCGTAAGGGTGCCGCAATCTATGGCGACTAATCCACATAGGTTGTTCTGATTAGAGAATAGCTTTAAAAGCTCCGAACACTTTAGCTTCCCATCCTATAACGGTTTCATACTCTGATTGAGATACACAATGAAGATCGAATGTACCACTGAGGAATTGGTAGCGCTGCAACGTACCACGGAACTGGAATCCTTGCAATATGAAGTAGTAGCATTGCGAGAACGGAATTCTTCCCTGGAAGATCGGATCGCTAACCTGAAGGATCACAACACTGACCTACAGCGGGAATTGGTGAAGCCGGCAGCTACTATTAATGGCGCCAGTATGCAGCAAGTTTCGGATCTGTTCAAGGTATACTTGGGTGGTGCCAATAGGGAAACCCCTATTGGAGCCCAAAAGATCGCTGCTATCAAAGCCGTTCGTGAAGTTTTCAAGTGCGGATTAAGGGAAGCCAAGTTTATCATTGAAGGTAACTTGGAAAACGAGCGATACGGCTGAATAAACTTCCCATCCTTTAACGGTTGATTGCATTCAATATGGATCCTGAGCAATTGATTCAGCAAAGCGCGGCTTCTGGGGAAACCATCAAGATTGATTGGAATGTCAAAGTGTTTTCTCACTTGATGCGCCGGTCTCCTATTTACACCGAATATACAACCTTCACGGAATTCCAGGGTAAAGAATTGGATAAGTCCTGGTGTATCCAATTGATACATTAACCCATCCTTTAACGGTTAGAGACACCTAACATGACATTCGATAAAGGACAGCGAGTCAACACTCCTAATGGTCTTGGTACTATTAATTACCAAAGGATGGTACCGCCCGATTACAGTGAAGCTATGATAGTTTCTGTCTTTCTGGATTCTCGCCAATTGGATCGGGACTTGGGAAAGTATTCTGGAACTATCTTTCCGGCAGATGTTGTTACTCCCATCCAATAACGGACTACTAATAATAGTATAAGACAAATGGTAAAAACCAACCACCATAACGAATGGTTTCGACCCGTTACCAAAACCACTTGCTCTTGCGGTCAAAAGAAAACGCAAGTTTATAGTTGGGGAGAATATGTGTGTGCCAAGTGGCGCACCATTGACTATGTGTGTCAAAACTGTTTTCCGATTGTAAGCGAACGTTTACAGCAGCATAAAAAGGAATGCGGCTGTGAATTTAAGCTAATTGGTTATCGCGGCTGTAGTTTGCCTGACTGGCTTAAAATGCCTGTGCAATCTTGCCAGTTTTCCCATCAAGTAACGGTTGAAGATGTCTAATATGACTAAGCAACAAGCTCTGCAGGACTTTAAAGAAAACGTACTGCCGGCAGTCAAACAGCAATATCCACATGATAAGCATGCTGTTATTCAAGCTTGGAATGATTACACTGACAGCTTGTGTAAAGACCGGCAGATTACCGCCAAGCAATACCATAACTGGTCCAATCCTTTTTGAGCCTCATGTCTAAGTGTGAACATGTATTTCCACGTGTAGCTAATTACGAGTTATTAGGCACTGGTGGCAAAAGGATTATATGGTCCTGCAATAACTGTCTTTCCATCAAGGTTCACTTCATTAATGATGTAAAAGTTAATGATAAATGGACTACATATGAAAAAACAGTCATAGTAGACTGTTTAGATTACGATCCTGATCCCATCCAGTAACGGTTAGGTACAACCAATATGACAACTATGTATCTAATACGCGATACCACTGGCAAGATATTGTCGAGTTGCTCTTTCAATTCCGTTGCAGCTTTATGTGAAGCAGTTAAGGTCTGGCATTATTTGGGCAACATTAGCGCCGATAGCTATGGTGTTGTAGTTATCTTTTAGTTCCCATCCTATAACGGCTAGGTACAATTAATATGAGCCAGTTATCCGAAGCCCTAAAAAAAGTCGCTGCTATTGCATCTTCTACCTACCTAGGAGAAGAGACTGAAAAGTATAGTCAAGGCAGCGGTACTTACAAGGTTAATAAGTGGAAAGTAGAATTGTCTTTCCAGGGGCGCCGATATACTTGTCCCTTATATAAGACAGGTGAAGGTCTTCGAAAGAAAAAGTACAGCTTTAATAGCAAGCTGGGACAATGGGGTAATTTTCCCGTTGCAGGATCAAACCACCCTGATGTAGCTGACGTTATTCATTGTCTGATTACTGATACTCATTGCGGCATGATGGCATTCGACGAGTATTGCAGCGAGTTTGGACTTGATACTGATTCCCGTGCTGCTTTCAAAGTGTGGGAGCAATGCGTGGAAACTGCTGGACCTTTTAGACGGTTTCTAGGTTCGGAGTTTGATCATCTGTCAATGTTGGAACACTAATGAAAACTTACAGGCTCAAAGAAAACCATCCCACCTATCAGAAATTTCTTAAGCTATATAATCTAGCTGAGAAGTTAGGTATCTCTCTTGAATTTATTGGAGATCAATGTTTTTTGGTAGATTTTGATCTGCCTAAGATACGGTTTCAAGTGAAAGATATAGAGCCTAATCATATCTTAACTTCGTTTCCTTATCCAACGGAATTTGAGATTACATATCAGAAGCCCCATCCATAGACGGAAGTGTGTATTTAATATGCGCAACTATCAAAGCATGATTGAGCGACGAAAAGCGGAATTCCAAGATCATTTCTCGGATGTTGGATTGTCCAAACAGTTCATTCAATATTACGAGAATGGCAAGCGTATCAAGGTGCGGTTTCCCGATGGTCGTACAGAGTGCGGTACCGTTGGAGTTACAACCGGTTGGGTCCCTTGCTTTCTGCTAATGCATCGCAGTACTGATACTGGAAGCTCTACAGTCTTGGCAGACATGGATAAGATTGTGGGCGTGCAAGTCAGTAAGAAGTACGTTACGCCGTGAATGGAAAAGGAGCATCTGCTCCTTTTCATTTTGCCCAATATGGTATGTGCTTTGCATATTGCAGCATTCGTACCACTACCTCCGGGGCAAAAAACAAACTCCCATCACATAACGGGTTGATACTAAAGGTAAGAGATATGAAAGTTAAAGTGTTTCCCGTCAATGGCAGCTATACTATCTGTGCGGTTTTACCTAACGGCAGCATGGATCCGCATTATCCTGCTATTACGGATATTGCGCATCATGGTAATGCGCAATACATTGCGGACAGAATCAATGAGGCTTATCGGGCGGGTGAAACCAATAAAGCCATTGAGATTCGAAAAGTCTTGGGTCTTTTATATTAATCCCATCTTCTAACGGATGAATGCAATTAATATGGCAAAACAATATCCCTGTGATGGTTTTACTCGACTCACAGAAGAATCAGACTTGGTTCCAGGTACCGTGCTTCGCATGGTTAACTTTATCGATAACCCTGCTGTTAGCGCTCCCTTTTCCGATTGTGTCATTACTAAAGTAGAAGATGGTATTGTCTACCTGAATCGTCCCATGGGATGGTCCAATGGCAAAACTCATACAGAAGAGTTTTGTGCCTACACTACCAGGGTTGTCAAGTTCTGGCATACTGTACTGACCGCTAGTGGTAAGCCTTATAGTATGTTTGGGGTGTAGTTCCCATCCTGTAACGGAACCAGTATATTAATTATGGATAGATTTACAAGGTGTCTGCTACTAGGTCTATTCTTCTTTGTTCTAAACGTTCTTTTATATAAGATGTTTAGGTTGGTTTATTGGGAACGTACAGTCATTACCTCTATAGTAGCACTTTATGTCGGTTGGTTTCATGACAGTTGGTTTTTCAAAAAAAGAAATAAACCCATCCAGTAACGGATATTATCTTCCTATTGTAAGAAAGTAAAAGACAATGGAAATTCTTTCTCATTCTCGCAGTGTTAAGGTAGAACAATACAGCTTGTGTTTCGATTATATCGGAGCCAGCAAGCATCATGGTTTCTCGTTTGACTGCAATGCAGCTGGAGAAGTAGATGTTGTGGCTTTGCAGAAAAAGCCGGCAGCATATGATAACTATCTGAAATGTCTGTCAGGCGAGCATAAGGTTCATGCTCCTTACGTTCAGGACTTTTCGCATCGTTATACCGAGCCGGCAGTAGGTCGGTGTGTCTGCGGCTGCAAAGTAGAATTGGCTCGTTTTACCAATACCTGCGATGGTTGCAATCGGGATTACAATTACAGCGGAGATCTTTTGGCACATAGAAGCCAATGGGGTGAGGAAACTGGGGAAAGCTACTGTGATATTCAGGACCTGTAATGAAAAAGCGCAATCGCTGTAAGTGTAAAAAGTGTGGTACGATTATTGAATCCAAACATCGGCATGACTTTGTTTACTGTAGATGTAAGTCCATTTTCACTGATGGTGGAACTGATTACATTAGAAGGGGAGGAGATCTTTCTTTAATTGAGGAAGTTCCAGAAGATAACAACATCTCCTAACGGAATATATTATGAGTTACGAACTAAGCTTCAGTGAAACATTCTTCTTCGGCGAATGTGATCCCTACGAAACTGACATTACTGCAACACCTACCAGTGTGTATGCTGCTATCTGCTGCTGTAAGGAACTGGATCCTGACAAGTGGCAAGACATTGCAGCGGAAGTCTTTCAAGTAGAGCCGGATCTATTGACAGAGGAAGCTGTCATGAGAAAGATTCGTAAAACCGACACATGTTCTAACTTGAACGTGCCTGTACGGGTGTGGATAGATGAACAGGGTTGGTATAAACTAGAAGTGTATTGATCCCATCTGATAACGGTGGAGCATATCTAATATGAAGATTACAGCAGATCGTTTCAGTGAGCTATCTCTTTCGATTCAAGATCAAGCCACTAGTCTTTACAATAAGGCTTTTCGTTTGGGCTTTAATGCCGAGCTTGGCGCTAAAGATGGTGGCACTGAAACTGTCATTAGCATGATTACGGAACTGGAATCTACCTTGCGGGTATTGAAACGACGCCTGCAGGAAACCCTCCCATCCTCTAACGGGTAGAGATACTTATTATGCAAGCCAGTCTTTGTGATTCAGATTGCAGTGAAAATGCTGTCATAGCAATCCTTCAAGGTGAAGGTGCTGCTAAGTTTGCCAAAGAGACATGTCAATCGCTCAATGGTAGCAACTGGGAATGTGATGGCAATGATTTTGCCTATTGTCTCACGGAAAACTGTCCAAGCTTATTGGAAGAATTCCAAAAAGACTTGGGCGATATTGAGATAAACGATTCTGAGTATACTCCCATCACATAACGGATAATAAATATAATATGTTAACTCAAAAGGGAATGGAAATTCTGTTGAAGATGTATTCTCTACATCGCAGCAATTTCTTAGAAACTCATGATGGTTGCAATCGGAATGATTGCGAGCGGGATTTTCTCCATAACATTCTGTCGAAAGTTTCCGGTAGTTATAACGAAATTGTCTATGCCAAGTTAGCTAACGAGATTGAAAGCATTCGATGAAAGCTGTACTACTAGGATTGTTACTGTTAGGTTGCGGAGATCATGATAATCCTCCTCCGGAAGCCCCTAAGTTTTGCATTCAACCCGCCGCCACTTATGTAGAAAGTTTTAGTCCGGTCTATGGTAGTTGTCCAGGTTTACCATCAGTTTTGATTACCATTCCGGAAGATGGAAGTTTTCCAATCAATACGGATGAAACCTGTCATGTTAAGGTAGATGGTTGCAAGGCAGACAATACTGGGTGCGTGTATCAGAGTGACGGCTGCACTATCAAGTCTGATACCACTGTCACCTTTAAGGATGATGGTACTGCAGTAGGCTATATGACAGTATCGACAGCTAAGTGTGGATACGACTGTATGGGTATCTATGAGTTGTACTTAGTTAAGCAATAACTATGGAACTGGTAAAGTTAGGCGCTAAGCAAGGCACAGAATGCTGTACCTGTAGAAACAGGATTAAGCATAACGAGATCTGTTATCGAAAACAACGCTTAGCCGAAACTTATCACGAACGATTACATGCTAACGGTAAAGGCATGGTTCAATGGTACCATCACAAGTCATGCATTGAAAAAATTCCCATCTGATAACGGATACCTACGAGTAATATGAGTAGCAAATGCACAGTTAAGAAAGCCAAAGAGTTGAATGCCTATGACATTAAATTCAAGCTAACGCAGGGAGAATTAATTGCATTGTACAATGCATTAAAACGATATTCCTCTGCTTCTACTGGAGGCGCGGCTGTACACGCTTATCTGTGTAATAGTTTGCAAGAGCTGTCTGTGGAACATGGCGTCAAGTTTCCCATCGACTAACGGAAGAGCTTATTTAATATGCTAAGTATGAAGGTAGAGACGGTTGTTAACGCACTAGTTACTCAATTGCTGTCAACGGATCTATATAATGAAGCAATTCATTTCCACTTGGATTGCCGGCTCAATTACTTTGAGGATGGCAAGCGTAATTATCGAACGGCACGCGCCTTGCATTTGCTATATCAGCGTCATACGGGAAGCACCTATATCAGTGCCTTTTCTGCTGTCTTGGATAATCCATTCGATAAGATTGATAAGGTCAAAGATTGGAATCATGAATGCACTCATGACTACTGCTGGCGTAGTGTAAACTGTTTCTCTGCCGTCTATTTTTCTATGGCAGAAGATATTAATCGTCAGTTGGTAAAAGCTGGATTGTCGGAAGTAGCACCCATTGATATGAGAGAGTTTAACTCTTTTGGTGGCATTAGCGGAAATGTTTTCCAATTGGTTCCAGTCAAGGTAGAACTGGATCCTACAGACAAGAATCATCATAGAAGGATGATAACAGTTTCTCCCATCCTTTAACGGAATAGTGCTTAGATTATTACCAGGAAAGTAAATGAATTATATTAAATTAAGTGTGTTGCAAACATTGGTTTTCTTGATCTGTGCAGTTGCTTGTGGGCAAACTCTGCAAACTACAAGCTTCTCCGAAGGAGGCAGTAATTCTGCCATTGGTGGCGAGTCTGGAAACCCAGCTATGCTGTCAATGTCTGGTGGAGTAGCAGAAGATCCATCTGTCGGGGGCGGCGCA